ATCCGCCAGGGCTTGCGGTTCTGCCTGTAAATCAAGACAGGCATTTCACTGTTGCGTTCTGCCGAGGCTAGGCACTGTTTCCACCATGTGGCCACAGCAAGCTGTTCCTGCCTTTTCACCTCTATCGATAACCCAAAACAATTCGTTAAGTCGTTCCCGCCTACAGCCGACTGGTTCTGATTTCGTTGAACCGTTGCAATGCCTTTGAGGCATTCCTCCTCCGGGAAGTCTAGCTCTTTCATCACATTGTAAATGATGGAATTGAGCATGTCGGCAACTTCCCTTTCCCCCGTCTGTCCCTTCGTTCTGATGTTAATACCCATGGTCGCTCCGTTAGCTTAACACATCAAAGAACCCTTTTCCGTCGTAGCGCAAAGTCATGCTGAACGGCTTGTTCTTAGGGTACTTAATTTGACTGTTCAAGTGCAGTGTTTTTGTCAGGGCGTTGCAAGTTGCAACAGGTCTCGCAAGGTAAAGCGCACGAACACCCCCATTCTCAACTAGCCACTGAGCAAGTTGAGAACTTTTGATCTGACGATTAGCAGCTTCGCGCAAGGTCCCGGCGTACCGATAGACCGAATTGCGATTATCGACGTCTTCCAAAACGGCTCGTGCAACTAAGATGTAAGCATCTGAACCATTCTCAGCATAACGGCGACCTTTGCCAGCATTGCCAGCGCCACGAATGTCCACGCTCACCCGAACAGCTTCTCGAAGTTCGAGTAGCAGGTCGCCCCGTAGCACGTCCTCACATATGCCCAGGCATTCCGCTAAGAGGTTGTATAGCGCCTTGTCCTTGCGGCGCACAGGCAAACCCCCGTTAGCTGCTTTGTCTCGAGCTGCCGCAATCCTTTCACGTATGCTCATTGTCGGAGACCTCCGTGCATACGATACCAATCTGGACGCTGTGCTATACGCAGAGCGATACGCTCACGTATAAGCTTTAGGGCTTCCCAAGTTGGTTCATAGTCGTATTGAAAGCGACTAGGCAAGCTTCGGAATAGATAATCGGGATCTAGCGGCGCATCGCTGTTGAAATTGTAATCTCGAAGCTTCAATTCCGCGGTAAGTTGGTTGTATCGCTTCACAAGATAGAAGCCTTTGTCGTAGAAGAAGCTGACGTGCCCTGTGTTAAGCGTGAACTCTGAAGGAATAATCTTAAGCACACCCAGTTCTCCGCGTGCCTTCAAGCTACGCGCAAGCGACTTGGGCACCATTTTGATTTCGCGCCACTCAGCGAAAAGATGCTGATCCATAAGCTCTTGCGGCGGGACTAAGTTTAAGCGAGTCATTGCAAACCCTTTGATGTATGTTACTAGCCCCAAGCCGCCGGCTACGCTCGCGAAAGCAGCAAACCACTAGCAGTGTAGCGCAACGCTGCTTTCGCTGCTACAGGCAGCGCTATTTGGGCAGTTCTTTTTGCGCAAGAATTCGACAAGCGGGACAAAACCATTTTCCATCTTTGTGCAGCCATCCCTGTCTGCGAGCTTGTTGTTCGACATCTCTTTTTGCGGCTGCAATTGTACGTGCCATCGAACCAGGCTGGCCGCCTTTGTTGCTTAAGCAGGACGAACGACCAAGTTCATCTCTTCCTAGTCTGTCTCTTTCTTCAAGCGTAGTGTCACAGTGAATTTCTATCCAGTAGCTCATATGCTTTCCATTTCTTTTCGCTTCCAAGCACCAATATCGTAGAGGATATTCTCAGCTTTAGTCTCGTACCATTCATAATCGATATCGTCAGGTAGCACGTCCGGAAGGATCATGAGCGGCTTGGCGCCTTCGGTCCTAGGCACTTTATTGCCGGAGCGCGCGTAAACGATCTCGCCAGGAACGTCCTTAGCGTAGTACCAGCGAACTGTCTTGCCAAGGTACTCGGTGCGCCCTTCCTCCCAGACCTTAACACCCCCACCTTTGACCTGGCGCACAGCTACGAAGCGCCGAATGTCTTTGCATTCGCGAATCGTCCTGTGCAGAGGAGTCTTCTTGCTGAGATACGCTTGCACAGCGTCGGAGCAAACAAGAGCTTCTGGATTCTTGCTCAACACGCTGTTGTGAGCTGAACCGCGCTCGCAGTACCAGCCTTTGGTCTTTGTCTTCCCGTCTGTCTTGATCGCGATGTAGTTATTGACGTTGGCGGAGTAGATAGCCTTGTACTCAGTTTCTTCTGTCTCAAGGTTCGTATGCTTCTCCCAAGCTGCAAACAAGCTTTCCATCAGTTCATACTTGTCAACAGGGCACGCAATGACAATGCCGTCAGTGTTGGCAGAAACGACTGGAATACCGTTCAGCTCCAGGATCTCAATCATCATAAGTAATGACAGCTGACCAGTGATAGTAACCTGAACCATATTTGGCACGTCATAGACTACGCTGTGCGGGTCAGCAAGCTTTCCGAACACACCGTTGTTGGCGATCTTCAACCCGTTTGCTTCTGTCTCAGCTACCTTGTAGACGGGTTCCTTCTCCGATACTTTTTCCTTCTTCATGCGCGCGACAAGATGTTTTGCATCAGTGCGTCGATCAACCATCGACTGCAACGCACGTAGAAACACATGACCAAGATGGGGAGGAGCAAAACCGTTCTTCAAGATCAAATTCGGATAATAGCCTGTCACATCCCTATCGAATATGCGCATGTGATCGTTGGCCACAATGGCTTGCGCGCTTTCCTGACTATGCAGTCCGCCCATGCCAACCTTGTAAGGCTTACCAGCGATAGTGACTGTGCGCTGTCGTATTGCGTCGGGGCACACCGCGTGACCCGTATCACCAACAACAATCAGCGCGCTTTGCATCTCCCAGAGAGCTTGTTGAAGCTCGGGTGTCTGGAATTGGATATAGCCTGGCGGTTGATAATAGAATGTCTGTCCGAAAGATGAACCGAATTCCTGCTTCTTTGGTAGCGCGCCCGTGACCTTTTTGATCTCGGCTTTTATAACTTCTTCGGCCATCTGCGCGTCGGATCGGCTTCGGAAGTCCTGACCGTACTGCTTACCAAACTGAACACGAAGATCGATATGCTCTTGCAGATGTTCTTTCAGAAAAGCAGTAATTACCGTATCGTTCACGCAATACCACCGCGTGCAAATGATTTGATCTGGGGTCAGAACAGTGCTAGGCTCAAACGGAAGGTCCTGAAGCTTTGGAACGTGTAGACGCGCGCCGTAGGTCTTCAAGCTGCCAAAGAGCGGGGCAATCTCAATAAGGTCAATGTGGTCAACCTTAACTTCCTTAGTCTTGAACTCCCGTAGGATTTCATAACCGCGCATGTTCTCAAGAATGATTCGATCGGAAGCGTATTTGATCTCTTGCGTTGTGCAACCGCGTAGAGCGAGGAAGCACATTATCAAGTCGTAATTGTTCGAATTGAAACCAAGCGTCGTGAAGCTAGTTAGGATCCAGTTCAGCATCTTAATATCGAGTGGCTGTTGCCCTTCGATCATCTCAAGATAAAAGACCCAGCCCGTTATAAGGCTGGTGAAAACGATTAAGAAGTAATTGGGATAGACTTCAACATCGAGCACAAGTTCCTCACCAGCCGCCGCGGCAGCGCTGAGTTCGTTGAGCGTCATTACATGTACAGGAAAGCGGCAAGCTTCTTCGTACCCTGGCAGGTAGTCAGAAGCTAGCCACGTTGGCTCTGGCGGTGTTCGTTTCTCCTGCTCCTTTTTCGGAGGCTTTGGTATTGGAGTGTCCTGCCAAAAAAGTCCCAGACTGTCTTTCCGCATTATTGATTCCGAATGCGTTGCGCAATGGTTGCTGAGCCTAACTGCTCTGCGATCTGCGCGCAAGCTTCGCGTTCAATATACTTAGCTAGCCGAAGCGAACGACCGTAGAAACTGCGCCCAGCTCTCCGCATTGTCGCCCGAACATACTCGGGCGACATTACATCCGAGTTCCAGTGCGGGTGCTTGCGATAGAGCTCATGAACTTGGTCTCTGGTTGCCATTGAAGTTCCGTTCCTAGGAATTATTGTTGCGAGCAGCAATAATTTCAAGACGTTCAATTAGTTCAATTTCGGAGATAAAAATTCCACGTTCGCTAAGTTTTCGTCTAATTCTTATCAGTTCCGAATTATAAGCATCTTCAATCTGCGTAGGGCTTTGGTAATGAAAGAAAGAGCTCATATAGCTGGAAGTCTGCTCTTGTTGGCCTTGCCACCATTCCCTTGCTGCTATGTTCGAATAGACTTCTGGCTGATTCCATTCTTCGTTATAAAGGGCTTTTGCATGCCCACTTTGTTCTCGATTTGCCGATTTGAAACCACGAGAAAACATCCTGACAAGTTCGGCATCGCTTTCGAACTGTTCGATTGTGTGACGACCATCTAGAACAGCGAGAAGAATGTCTTGGCAGATGTCTCCACGATCATAGCCTACTGACTGAGGAACAAGTTTGTTTACTCTCAAAATGAGTTCCGCTTCAGAATTTGATTTGCGGATGTATGGATATGCAAGCGCATCAGCACGAGCTTGATGAACAATCGTTGCCCAGCTTGCCGAATGCTTTGCTAGTCGATCCTTGAGCATCCACGCTCCCCTGTAGGTAAGACCAAGACGCTCAGCTAATTCTGTAGCTCCGCAAGGCTTCATTGCCTCGATTTTGTTTATCTTTTCATAAGAAAGCTTGTGAGCGTGAAATGGTGTTCCTTGTGTTGGGGCATATTGCGTGTAGCAATCAGCGCATTTGAACTTTTTTCTCGACTTGATAAGATAGTGGTCTTTTGACCCGCAGTTTGGGCAACTAGGTCCGTCTGGGAAGTGGGTGTGAATATATTTTGTGAATGCATTCCATTCTAGATCAAAAGGTCGACCTTCATCTGATATACCAAGGCGATGCTCCTTGTAAAGAGGTTTAACCCCTTTGTTATGTTTCGAGCGACGAGTACCCATTACATCCGCATCCCTATAATGGCACCGCGCAGGCGCTCGCCAAAGAACAGCGTTGGCTCAGGATATCGAGTAAAGTCGGCATGCGTTGCAACGCCTTTCAGAAGGTTAAGCATCTTAATCTGATATAGACCGCTCACGGGCAGGCCTTCGATTTCAAACGACGCGCCTATCTCTTCTTCGTTGTGCGTCCGCATCACTCCATCCTGAATGTAGACGCGACCGACGTTGTCAGCGAAGCTGTTCAGCATATCCAAGCCTTCAAACAAGCGTTCATCGACGGGTTGCATCTCAACACTGTGGTCAAGCACCTTACGCAGATCCGGCCAGTTGACTTCTAAGAGCTGGGTACGAATCCATCGTCCGTCTGTGTAATGAAATGTGACTGAGTTCTTTGTCAGCTGGATGCTAGTAGGGGCTTCGTCGATTCGTAGGACTTCGCGTACAGCTTCTCGCGGAATGTTGACCACAAACGGCATCTGCACGCTTAGCCAATACTCCACCAGACAAACGTTGTTGGTAGCGAATGCTGACTGCTCGCGAAGTAGAATTCCATTGGTCCAGGGGCGGGAAGCATCGTCGCCGACAAACGGATAGATGGTCTTGAACGCCTGCAGAAGGACTTCCCCGTCAATATCTATGTGCTCGCCTTCAGGTTCAACGTGAGGCGTAGCTCCTTCGACTGTATCAATGAACGCACGAAACTTGCCGCTCTGCACGCGCAGGCGGTGTGCTGGCGTCATGCTCAGCGTGATTGTTTCTTCCCCGCACTGCGAAATCGCTTTGACAAGTGTCTCAGCTTTTGGTGTGCAATCTATGTCAAACGGAATGGGACTGCATAAGGCTAGGGAGCCGTTAAACGCCCGTACAGTGCCGTTCTCAATGCGGAAGTGCGTCATTGCAGGAAGGAAGTCTTTGCGCGCTACTGCGCCCATTACGAAGCGAAGCTCACGAAGCATTTTTGAGGTCCTTCTCTATCGCAACAATTGCACGCCATACGTCTCGCGCTTCTTCAATACTACGAATTTCCGCTGTGTGATAATCTTCCTTACCAAGATGTTCCGCAAGCCTTCTGTAAAGTTCCCCACGCTTGATCCTTTTATTCTGCCATAGCGGGTCAAGAATTTTATGAATCTCTCGCCTTGCTTTTTTAATTTCAGGTGTTGGAATAACACCCAACGGATAGTCAGAAACTTCCGACTTGTGATGACAGCCAACAAAGTTCCCGCAATTGGGGCATTTCCAGAACGGGAGATCAGCTAGGTCCGGTCTATGGGAATAAACTTCTTTTCCGTTCGTAAGACGCGCCGTAACTTCTTTCTGACAACAGCAACACCAAATTTTTCTAGTTTTGGGCATCAGAAAAGCTCCCTAGCACGTTCCTTGAATCGCTTGGATGCGCTTGCGTTTATTGTAGCATTAATCACGCCATAGCTCCAAAGGTTATATGCAGCACGAGATTCATAGACTTGGGAAAGACGCTCGTAGGTAAAACCAATCTCTTCAAGATGTTGAAAGAGCACGTCCTGCTCAAGCGGTGTCAGCGTTGAAGCATGCTGCCCAGCGTCGTGCCTGCTTGGGCTTTGCTCGGAGACAGAGATCGGCCCCCATTGGGGAGTAACGATGCCACCAAAGGCTGCTGACTGGATCCAGGAGGAACTATCACACGACCACCAAGGGAAAGCTTCCATAATCGGAATAGACGTAATACCAAACCCGTGAACCTTAATGCGCGGGCGCCCAGATCCGTCAACAAGGTATCTTCCCCATATGCGATCAAGCCAGACCATAAGCTGCTTGGTGCTGGAACCAACAAGACCGCCAAGCGTGATATATTCGTAATTCTGGATATACCATTCCAGATAACGTTCGTCTTCGCCAGCATGAAAACAGGGGAGTGGCTTCACGCCCCGCGCTTCCATCTCAAGCTGGTTTCGATATGTTTGAAGCGGATCCCCGATTCCATCAAGCACAGATGCGATCTGAATTCCGTCCTCAACACGAATGATATCTGTGTTCCGCTGTATGTACTCGCAATACTCTTTCACGCTCAGCTCAACGCCCAGCGTATGTGCGGAGAAGGCGCCCGAGTCAAGAAACACGTGAACAGCGTCTTCGCGCATTGCGTCGACAAACTTCTGCTTGCCCACATAGTGGAAGCTTTCCAGAATATTCTGAACAGCGTCTACTTTCTGTTTCTCGTGATCCTCAAGCTTAGCATATCGGCCGGAGTTACCCCCGGCACGATATCCATTGGTATACATGGCAGCAAGATAGATCTTCATTGATGGTTACATCGCAAGCTGAAGAAACTCGCTTCGCACTTCGGGCTCTTCCTTGAACACTCCGCGCAACGCGCTAGTGACAGTATGGTGGCCTTGTTGACAAATTCCTCTGCTTTCCATACATAAGTGCCGAGCCTTGATAACCACACCGCAGCCTTTCGGTTGCAAGTGCTCCACCATAGCATCGGCGACCTGACAGGTCAAGCGTTCCTGAACTTGTAAACGCCGAGCAAAGATATCAAGAAGCCGCGAAAGCTTGCTGAGACCAACGATGCGCTTTTCAGGTAGATAAGCGATGGTTGCTGTACCAAAGAACGGAGCTAGGTGATGTTCGCAATGGGAATAAAATGGGATATCCTTGACGACTACCATTTCATCAACGCCTTCGGCACCGTCCTCAAACGTCTTAAGCACCTCAGCGGGATTGCGTCCGTAACCGCTTGCCCAGAACTCCCAGGCTTTAGCAACACGCGCAGGCGTCTCGCGTAGTCCTTCGCGCAGTGTGCGATCAAGCGTCAAGCCTTCGATCTGAAAAAGGAGCTCACTGACAATTTCAGCAGTTTGATTCTTGTTCATAGGTAATGCTTCATCTTTGCAGGTTCGGAGATGCTGCCCTTTTTATCGTAAGAAGCAGCGCATTTGCGCGTCTCTTCCACTCGGCAACTGGCAAGATAGACACCAGTGTCCGCGAGCTGCATAGGACCAACGTATTCAACAAGGCACCGGGCCATGTTTTCGGCGGTGGGATTGAACGGAACTTCAACGACCGTTGGATCTATAGCGCGAAGCTGCTCAAGCAAAGGATCTTCTGACCAGATGAGCATATGGTGATCCCAATTGTCCTCAAGCCACATGCAGAGCTTTTCCTTGATGACTCCAAAGTCAATCACGCGGCCTACGGAATCTAATTCTCCTCGACAATAGAAATGAACCCTGCCATTGTGGCCATGAAGGTATTTGCACTTGTTTTCATGGCCTACTACTCGATGGCCATAGCTGAAGTCGTGATATCTCTCAGCTGTCCATGACATTATGTATCTCCTTATAGGTGCGCTTTTCTTTGATCAGCACGACACTCAGACGTTGAATGCCGTATTCTTTTGCTATATCGTTTTCTGGCCTAGGATCATAAAAGACAGACTTCGCCTGCTCGACAGTTAGCTTTCGACGCCATTCAGCGCCTTCTCTATTATGTCTTCGTCTATCGATCCAATTTTGTCTTCCTGTTCCCCATTGAAGATTTTCTTTCTGATTGTTTGAAGGTTCCCCGTCTAAGTGCCTTCCTTGTTCGCCGTATCTAGGAGCTCGATCGAATACCATAAGAACAAGACGATGTAACTTGCAAGTTTTTCCACCTAACGAAAGTATTCTATAACCCCATTTGTCAATATCGGGAACTCTCCAACGGCATTGCCCAACATCCCAAACTGCTCCGTCAGCATAGATACAAAACACTTCTTTGTTGATTTTTATTAAATGAGATTCGAATTCTCGTATCGGTGGATTTTCAAGCTGTTTTATATCTCTGAATAGAATAGATGGCATGTGCAGAACTCCATTGCAAAGTAATGCAATTATACACACTCCTTAGTAACGTTGCAACATCGTTCCGCTTGCCAGCTCATTTGGTACGTTCCTTTTCATAGGTGATAACTTCGGGAAGACCGTTTATCTCAAAAGCAGTGCGTCGCATAAAGCAAGGCCCGCAAGTGCCGCAGTGCTGCTCGCCCGCTCTATAGCAGCTCCATGTCTTGTCCAACGGCGCACCAAGCTTGTGCCCAAGAGCTACGATCTCGTGCTTCATCAAATTGCCAACAGGCATCACAACGCGCACCCTCTTCCCGTCGGCAACAGCAAACGGAAGCACATCGTTGAAGCGCGCAATGAATTCTGGCTCATTATCCGGATAGGCGCCAGCCTCTTCAAGATTGTTACCCAGGACCAGCGTCTCAAACCCCCCTGCTTCAGCTAGAGCGGTGGCAATCGAGAGCATGACGAGGTTTCGAGCAGGGACCCACTCATAGGCAAATTCTGCACCTTGTTCCCCGCCCGCTATTGCACTATCCGCGCGAAGCAGCGGCGAGTCTTCCGGCTTGTAGATTGGAAGTGGCATCATATGCAAAGGCACGTCGAACGCTTCCGCAATGTCATGCACAGCTTTGACTTCGGGGCCCTCCGCGCGACTGCCGTAACGGAAGTGAAGAAGCTCGACTTGGTAGCCTTCTGCCTTAGCCCATGACGCTGCAACCGTGCTGTCAAGGCCACCGCTGCATATCACAAGCGCTTTCTGATTGTTGGAGACCTTAGGCCTGTCAAGACGGAAGCGTCCGTCCTTATTGAATAGCCACACACTGTAAGGTTCGAGCATCTGGGAAACGTGACTTGACGGGAAATAGTGACGCGCGCTGGCAAAGAACACTGCCTGCGGCTTCCATGAGAACCAGATCGGCCTGTAGTTGGCAGCGGCAAGGATCATATCCGGATGATCGTCATGCGTTGCTAGAATAGCATAACTACCTTTGAGCTTGGCAATGCACTTTGCAAAATACGCACCGACAGCATCAGGAAGGCAATTGCGCATTTCCTCTTGGGCTAGCAGTTCAACAATAGCAGCGCTATCGATCGACGTCTCAAGCTCATTCGTGCGAAGCTCTTTATCGTTTGCGATTGTGCCGTTGTGAACAATTGCCCATGGACCAAAGCAATAAGGCTGCTGATCTGTTGGCTTCTTATCAACGACGTACTCAGTAGTAGGTTCGGCGCGCAAGTTGCCGATGCAGGAAGCTTTATCAAGTCCTCTTTTAAAGAAAAGGACAGGCTCGCTTCGCCATTCTGTTTTACGCTCTGGCTCTCGAAAGACCCAAGAGCTTCCTCCTCCTATTTCCGACTGAATTGAATTGACAATCCAGCCTCGCCCATCGCGTCCCCGTTCCATCGAAGCCGAACATATCTCATTCAGCCAAAAGTTGGCTTTCGAAAGATGGGAAAATTCAGGATACCAGATTGCAGCACCAAAGATCGCGCACATTTTAATTGCCTTCCTTCTCACGCAGACGTCTGCGTTTTTGAGCCTGTGACATCTTAGCCTTTGACTCTTCCGTATGAAGTTTACCTTTCATTCTTGAACTGTTTACACCGTGCTTATTACCTTTCATACATTCAGACAATTTTGCTTTGTGCTCTTCTGTAACTATATGTCCGCAACCGTTTTTATTTCCCTTTAATTTTTCGGAAATGCTTTTTCTTGCTTCTTTAGATAAAACAACGCCTTTTCCATACTCGTTTCCTATTTTTGCAATAGCGATATTTTGACAATGTTCTTGACTTTTCTTCTTTCCTTTAGACGCTAGTGACATGCGTAGCTTTGTGCTTTCCGAATGTTTAAAGCCGGATGGACTTTCTGCTACAGAAAGAATATTGTAGCCTGTGTCCGAGGCCTTATATTTGTCTATCCAATATTGTTCCCTTTTCAGAATCACATCAACATTGGACACAATTTCAAGTTGTTCAAATACAAATTTTTCTTCCCCGTATTTATTCCAGGCATTTTGTAATTTACGATTAGGATGTATGTTTTTAACAAGTGCATTTTTATGTTCTCGAAGGCGATTTTTAATACGGATGGAACTTCCAATATACCTCTTGCTGTTTACCTTATTGACAATCTGATAAACTCCAGAATAATCCATTATTCTAAACCAACCACCTTGTGTATCTGGATTTGAAGTGTATAGCCGAAGCGCATACAAGAGTCGACAGCCGCTTTGTGATTGAACAGGTTCTTTTCGGGGTCCTTGGCGTCCATAGGCTGAACGTAGACAGGACGATACCAATGCTCAGGCGGGCGGGCGGGATAGGGGTTTGCGGTGTGGCCAAGCGCATGAAGCGGAAGCCCATCTTCCTCTCGTATGTCGCCAGCCTCCACAACGTATTTCAGAGCACATGCTTGTTCAAGAATCTTTGCATGGACTTTGCCTGTTTTAGGACTGCATACGATCATAATCCCTCTATTTGGATCTATAGAAGATGTAAAATAGCCATAGGGAGTGAAAAGACCGCAATCGGGCGGCGAGAGCGTACCGTTTGTCTCGACTTGGACATGAAAACCTTCCTCCCATAAAAGCATCAGAAGGTTGTTCAGATCCTGCCTGAAAGGTTCCCCGCCTGTGATAACCACAAGTGGCTTTAAAACATCCGGTGCCAGAGTCCTGATTCTTGAAATAATTGTACGCGGGTGCATCTCTTCCCGCGTAGACGTGTAGTCGGTGTCGCACCAGGGACATTGCAAATTGCATCCAGCAAGCCGCACAAAAACAGCGGGTCGACCGCAGAGTGGCCCCTCGCCTTGAATGGTGCTAAAGATGGAATGAACTTCAAGGAATCCGTCAGGAAGGACGGTGACTTTTTCAATAGGCTGATTGTTCACTTAGATCTCCGGGAGATGGCTAGGGTGAAGCGATGCAACACCCTAGCAGGTTTCGGAGCGGAAGTCTATTTGACTTTACGCCGCTTCAGACTTCTTGGCTTCAGCCTTAGCCTTAGCTTCAGCTTCCTTAGCAGCCTTCGCTTTGGCCTTTTCCTCAGCCTTGGCCTTCTTGGCCGCTTCCTCAGCTTCCTTGTTGGCGATAGCGTCAGCGGACAGCACGCGGCCTTCAATGCTGTGGAACTTGCGCCAACGCGCATACTCGGCACGGACGTTGGCAACGTTCAGGCCCTGCTTTTCAGCATCTGGCATGCACTCACTGATGGCAGCGGGCGCACCACGTTCAGCGGACTTCTGGTCGAAGATGGCCCAGGCCTGGCCGCACTTGCCTTCCGGACGAGGGCGTCGGACACCATTCTGCTCGGGCATCTTGTTGGCTTCGCGCTCAGCAGCACGTTCGGCCTTCAGACGAGCAGCCGCTTCAGCCTTCGCTTTCTTGGCGGCTTCGCGTTCGGCTTCCTTGGCGATCTTTTCGGCTTCCTTCTTGGCCTTGGCTTCGGCAGCCGCCTTCTCCTTAGCAGCCTTTTCAGCAGCCTTGGCTTCTTCAGTATTGGGATCAGACATTAAAAACTCCTTTGACAATCTGATACAGACCCTGGCACGGGTTTCTAGACGTTAGCTATTATCAGAAAGAAAAACAAGCCCGACAGAAAAATTATTGTAGGCGCTGTTTCATCCAATCGCCAAGAGCTGTTGAGGACGTTGTTTTCTTGATTCCTTTTTCTTCAAGCTCCACCATCATGCGCTTGCGAAGCTCAAGAACGATCTGCTTGTTGGTGGGCTTGCCTGCTTCCTCCCAAACTTGGTCAGCATGGGCAAAGATAACGGGACGCGCGCCACCTGTCGGGACACGCGGGCCGGCTGCGGGCCGCTGTGCTCGCTTCGGCGTTGCTGGCGCTACTAGCGTCGCGGGGCGTAGCTTGCGCCGCTGTGCTGCCGTTTGCTGGGCCTGCATAAGCTGCTCGCTGGTCGCTGGTGCAACGCTGAGCGGAAAGAGCCCGTCCTCCAGAATCCGAGGGACACGAGCGCCGTAGACATATTTGAACTGAATTGCTGTTGCTGGCGGCGCTTCGAGCTCGTCAAGGACCGCTTCGATCTGCGCCTCAAGCTCTTCCATCCTAGCTTTCTGCGGCTGCAATGTTTCAAAGACTGAAGCTAGCGTATCGCGACGCATTAGGTCATCGAACGCTGGCGGGAAGTCTTTTCCGGTCATATTGTTGTAGAGCTTGTTCAGCTCTAGCGTCGTAAGCCCGTCGAGGAACTTGTCGCTTTCGGTGTTGTCGAAGATCACGCATTCGAACTTTGCACATTCCAGATATACAAGCCCGGAAAGAATCTCCGCATCGGTATGAACGTGGGTGACGCGGAGTTCATTCATTTCAATTGCAACGCGCATTGCTAGAAACCACTGCAGATGTGCTGTTCGATGGCAGCACGAACATCGTCGGCGTTGTTCTCTTCGTCCGACTTGTTCTCGTCACCTTCGCTGTTCTCAGCTTCAATGTCGTTGGCGGCGTCCTCGATCTCACTAATGATGGATTCGCACTGGTCGATTCGCTCCTGAAGAAGCTGGCCGGTATCCCCCTGCTGAAGACCTTCAGGCATATTGTCAAGCTTCTCCTGAGTCTCGTCCTGCAAGCTCTCGAACCCTTCCTTGATCTCGATCAGCTGTTCCAACGAATCGCAGGTTTCTAGCTGATCGGACAGATCGTAAGCAGTGCTGAGGAACTCGCTGGCGGTGAGCTGCGAGCGCGGAATAGGTTTAAGGCTGCGAATGGTACGCGACGAGCGCGGGCCAGTCTTGACCTCGGCGAACCAATAGCGGTCGCCCTTCTTAATGCCGTAATGAGGATATTCCTTACGGGCAGTTCGTTGAATTGCACGAGCCATTTTGAAATTCCTTTGTATGTGTGTTTCTACTTGCTCAGGGCACTCACTTTGAGCGCCCATTGATCCCATGAAATTTCCTCCACTGGTAGAATTCGATCATTGCATTATTGGAATTCCACCCTTCGTCCTTGGCGAGCTCACGAACGACATCAGCGGTCGGAACTTCCTTTTCCTCGACCTGATACGCATCCAGCGCATCCCAGATTGCGCGGCACTTGCCACCAGCCGACGGACGCTTGATGCCGTTGCGCTCTTCGCGGTCCTTCTCGATCTTGACGCCAGTGCCAGTGTGGCCATCGGTCTTAGCCGCCTTTGCCGCGTTCTTAAGATGATCTTCGTGTGCGCGAAGGCACATGCGCATTCCATCGTTGTTCAACTTGTTGTAGCTGATACCGGCTTCCTTGCACGCGGCGCGAAGTTCAACCTTACCCATTTCCGTAAACTTGTCCATCTTAGTCTCCTATGTGTGCGCTTCATTGCGCTTGATAGGTTTGTTGTATGATAGACGTAAAAAGTTGTCAACATCTATTTTGACTAAAATGGAATATCCGCGTCTAGCTGAGTAGCTCCGCTGGTTTCATTCTTTCCAAGCTTTTGAATTTCCGGGACTCTATCGGTTGGCTCCTCGGTGCCAAAAGCGGAGCCATCAAAACAGTGCGCCAGGATTTCAGGAAACTCTTTGTTGATCCAGACTCGCAAATGGGTGGCGTGAGGCACTTGATCTATGACTTCAAGCAGCTCTGGCGTCGTTGCGGGAAGAGGGTCTTTCGACCGTTCGCGCCACCATCGAACCGCATGTCGTCTCGCAAGATTGTTATGTTCAGGGCAGACAAATTCGTTATATCGGTTTAGTCCACAATAATAAGTCAGCTTTACCATCTTCTACGATAGGCATGTCGCCTTTGATAAGTTCATCCGTGCCCGCGCTTAGGTTCAGCTTAGTTTCGAACTTGAATTCGTGACCACATACACTGCCGTCGCTCCGCAACCCATCGCAGAACCTAAGGCTTGCGTGAACCCAGGTATGGCAGACGTCACAACACTTGACTGGCGCCATCCCTCCACCTTGGCCCTTGCGCCGCGGAATAACGGGATCATTAATCGGACCAAGACGCTTTGTGTTACCAGCGTAGTCGAGGACTAAACAATTCTGCTTGGGCCCTGCTGCAATGGCTGCAAGACGCTCATGCTCAATAGTAACGTCATAGCCAGGAGCAAAGACAGGTCGAGTTCCGCGTCCCATCATCTGCACCCACAGAACAGTCGAAGCAGTTGGCCGAAGACATATGATCATATCAATCTCGGGATTATCGTACCCAGTCGTAAGAACATTCGCATTAACAATGGCACGGAACTGCCCCGCTTTGAAAGCTGCAATAGTGCCATCGCGATCCTCGCTCCTGCTATGTACAACGCCAGCCGATACGCCGAGCATGTGAAGCATGTCTGTAATGTGGTCAGCATGCTCTATGCCCGTGGCAAAGATAAGCCACTTGCGACGCTTAGCTCCAAGCTCGAGAGCTTCTTTCAGAGCAGCGTAGGTGACTTCTTCTTTGTCAACGGCTGTTTGAAGCTCCTTTTCGATAAACTCCCCGCCCCGCATATGTACGCCGTCAACCGACAGAAGCGTGTCAGTTCTCTTTGGAACAAGCGGTACTAGAAATCCTTCGCGGATGAGGCGATTAAAAGCTTGGATACTTGTAATGTCAAAACAGAAATCGCTGAAGATGCTTGGCTCTTCAGTGCCGTTAGATCTGACAATTGGGTCAGTCAAAAGTCCGTGGCCAAGTCGCCACGGCGTTGCAGTTAGACCTATGATTTTCAAATACGGATTCACTTCGTACAGAGCTTTGAGAAAGGTCTGGTACATAGTGTTGTCATGCGGGCTGACAAGATGTGCTTCGTCGATAATAACAAGGTCAACGTGCCCGAATATCTCTGGACGCCTATAGACTGATGCAACACCTGCAAACGTGATAGCGCGATTATAGACTTTTTGACCGAGCCCGTCGCTGTAGATGCCAGCAGGAGCAAATGGCCACACTGTCAGCAGTTTCTCATAATTCTGCTGGATTAGTTCCTTACGGTGAGTAAGGATAAGGACCTTCTGATGCGGATAGATAGCAAAGACGCTCTGAAGGAAACGAGCTATAACGACTGATTTTCCGCTACCGGTGGGGAGCGCCAAGATCGGGTTGCCACTCTTCGTGCGGAAGTACCGCCAAATACTTTCTACAGCTTCGGTCTGAAACTGTCGATCAACGATATTCATTTGCGAGTTCGTAATGAGAGCAACCGGTCAGTTGAAGTTCTTTTAAGATAATCTTTGTAGATTGTTTTCCTTGCTCTGGTAACGTGCAAAACCAGTTTGCTTCCATGCCAGGAGTGCTATAGCGACAAGTCCGGCAGTTCTTGTCCGGCGCAGCTTTCTGATGACAGACCTGCTTGTAATCGCAGAAGCGGCACTTAAAGAAGCCTGGTGACTTGTTGATCTTTTCCGGCGGTTCTTTCTGCCAGACTAGCGTTTCGCCCCTTGTAAGATACTGGTCAGCAACAGTTGAGTTGAGCGGCACAAGCTCCGCATACAGGTCATCAGTGTTTTTGTTGATAGCTACGTAGAGCGCTACAGCAAGCCCCATCTCTTTCATATAAAGCTGCATCTGGACATAGTGCTCGAATCTGGCCTCGCGCACACCTTTGCCAAGAAAAGGGTTCCGCGTTGGATCTTCAAGATATGCGCGCCACTCTTTCAAAGGACCAGCAAGCTCAATGAACGACTTCTCGCTGTGCGTCTTGAACTCGCATAGTGCCGGAGTGCCTTCGGGCAGATCCGGGAGCATGAGCGCAACGCCGTCGCCACTCCCACCAGCATGTCCCTCAGCGAAGCTGATTCGAAACTGTTTGCCTTCTTCGTCCTGCTGATAGACTTGACAGCCGATCATAAGCAGAAGTGCAATGAAGCGTCCCTCTTCAAGATGGCCTCGATTGAATAGACGAATTATGCGCCCTTCGAAGTTCGACTTGACTGCCCAGTGAAAATTATACCACACAGCACGCGCACATTCCTGGCCAAGCAATGAAGCGCCAAGGTGGCTGCGATGTCCGTCTTCGTCCGTGCGATAAGCGTCACCAATGTTGGGTAGCACTTGCTGAAGATATGAGCGATAAAGCGAACCTTGATCCGCCTGCACCATTTCGTCGATCTTAGTGAGCGTCTGGTGCGCGATCGTGACATGCGGCATTTATTTTCCTCCTAGGTACGTTTTCGCTTGCATCATATCGAACTCTATCTTAAGGTACATACATAAACAAACACACCGGAGATGGAAATGAAGATCGAGCTTGCTTTTTCTCTGAATCGCCGCGTCCGTTTTGTGACTTACAATTTCTTCTTTGCAACCGAGATCAGAACTTATCGTGGTTGGCAATGTCACTCGGTTGGCCGTAATCGGGAAGTTGAAACCAAAATCTTTATTGCAAGCGTTGCTCAGATGGCTGATTAAGCTCTAAGCTCCACGCTTTGCAATCCTAGAAAACAAGGGGCTTGCGCCCCTTGTTTCGTGACTAGCCTTAGCTGCCCTGCGGAGGCTGGGCCCAAGGCGGCGCTGCCTGCTGAGCGGGGTGCTGTTGCTCAGAAGGGGATGCCGTCGCAGGGGCGGCCGGAGCTGGAGCACCAGTAGCCGGTGCCTGCCATGGGGCAGTTCCCGTAGTTGACTGCGCAGGCTGCTGAGGAGGGTTTGCAGGCGGCTGGGTCCACGGCTGCTGAGCCCCACCAGGCGGGGTCCATGTGTTGGCAGCCTGATCAACGGGCGGAGCAGCGGGCGGAGCAAACTGCGACGGCTGTTGCTGAGCAGGCTGAGCCCAAGGCTGTTGTGCAGGCGGCGGGGTGAAGCTCGGCGCAGTGTTGCCAGGAACTGCTCCGCCAGCCATTTCCACCTGCTCGTTAATGTTCTTGTACGAGGTGATATCGTTGCTTTCATCGTACTGCCCATCGGCAGGCTTCTTCTTCACCTTGACCTTGAGCGGACGTCCGTGAAGTTGCTGGCTGTCCTGCACCTGCAGAATGCCAACAGCATGAGCGATTGAAGACAGCTTTTTGTAAGCAATCTCCACCGTCTGCGGATTGGGGTGCTTCAGCGTAAGCTGATCAAAGAACTTCTGTCCCTTGTACTGCCCGTCCAGGATATCGAATTGGAGCTTGAGGTAAGCTCCGTCGCCGTTCTTGGTGGGCAGCATTTCCGAAGCATCGATCATCACGTTGTACCAGCCCGGCGGCTTCACAGAGAAGCCTTCAAACTGTTCAACGTTTGAAGCGTCAAAATTTAGTTGGACCATAGGTCACTCCTATTGGCGGTTGAATACGTCGATTCCCGACGCATGATAGAGAGCGCTCGCAAACGCATTCCATCCGTTTTCGGGTGGAGCGGGAATCGAAACTTCCCCCGAAATACCAAATCTGTTTCCTGCCATGTAAGATGGCGTTCTGCTTAGTCCCATCACCCTCCCTTTGTTTTGTGAGACTGCTCGGCTCATGTTCTCTTCTTTGCTCACGAAGACTGGATCATAAAGAAAACCTATGACGTCTGCCCACTGCGTGATGCGCTCGCGCTTGCCGTAAGTCTTCTGATTCTTTGGCGAGTGGAGCAGCAAGTCCCAGGAATCATATTCGCCAGCTGTGGGGTCCATGACCTTGCTTGGAAACACGTGGCAGGTGAGCACAATATTAATCCCATAGTAGACAGCAAGAACGTCGAACTGGCCAAGCAGCGTGTCAAACTCTTCGTTGGCTAGCGAGTAGCCCTTGCCGTACCCACCGTGGCAGCTTTCCATTGTGATCGTCTTCTTAGCGCCGGGTCTATACGTAGGGTCTCGACGGATCACAGTATCGTGGATCTGACGTTCCATCGCTGTTGCGCTATCAAAGATCAGTGTTCTGAATGGAAGCTGCTTCTGCGACGCATAGTAAAGCGTCTCATCCATAAAGGATTTCACTTCCTCGAACGACTGGAGCATCTGCGTCTTCGGAACCTGCACACCCGCATATCCAACTTCCAGCGGCACAAGCACGGAATCAGGTGCGCCAGAGCAGAGCGTTGTCTTGCCAGTCTTTTCTTGGCCCGCGATTATAATGCGCAGCCCCGTTCGGCTTGCACCGTTGGTGATAGTTGAATAGACGCTTTGCATCACTATTCCTCGATTGATTCTTGGGAAGCCTTTATAAGTATAGCAGATATTTGGTCTATGTCCAATAAACCTGCATTGGTGCGAGCAAGTTTATTAAATTGTTCAAGCAGCCATTCCCTGGCAATATCGGTAATCAAAGGATCTTCATTATTGTCGCCTTCGTCTGCTATTTTTGTTTCTTTGTCTTCGCCAGTATTGGTGATTATATCAACAAAATCCCCGCGTACTGTTGCGCCAAGTTCAGGCTTCATTCGAGCCACGTCTGTGCTTCTGAAGACAATGATTTCGCCTTCCAACCATATATAGTTATTCATCACTCCGCTCCAAGCTTCTGATCTTCTTCCGCGCGAATTTGAGCTGTTTCCGCGTCCTCAAGTTGACGCACCAAAGCTCTTACACCCGCAAGCTTTGCTACCTTGGTGCTACGAACAGTCATATTCTGTTCTCTTGTCTTTTCGCGCTGTGCGATCGTAGCTTTGAGCGTCTCGATATCCGCATCAATAGAAGCGTTCCGCTGATCAATATCAGCAACGAATTTCTCGTAGCCTGCGATCAGCTGGCGGAATGCAGTTACTTCCGAAAGCGAATCGACAACGGGCCTTGTGCGGTCAACTTCTTCCGTCATAGTTGGTCCTCATCGATAGTAAGGTCGATATTTTCATCATACCTAGTAGCAGCAAACCAGTAGGACTTAAGCCTCAGGCCGTTATCTTTTTGCCACTGCCTGATAGTAGCCCTAACACGAGTTTGGAGGTCCTCTTGTTGCTCCTTATCGATCTCCTCGAGTGGGTGGTTATCACCATCCTCATTCGCGCCGCACATATTGTCGTCCATGATCTGACCAATGTTCTCGAGCCAGCGATTAACGTCAAAGAACTTGGCTAGATCGACATTATTTTCCTGACACTCAGCAATCATAAATCTCAGGTGCCAAGTCCCGTCCTGGTCTTGGTCCTCACCAAGACTATCACCCTTGGCTTCAGCAATGATGGCCTCACGGGTAGGGGCTGGACCAACGGTGTAGTGCTCCTCGTCTATGGTGGCATACCACTGCCACTTGCCAGGGTACGGATGTTCACTTTCTTCAATCATGGCGTGTTCCTTTTAGGAATTACAATCTCAAGCGAAGGACTGCCGTCCTTGATAACAAGGCACTGGTCAAAAAACAGACGTTCTTCCTCTGTTAATTCCCGATATGCTTTGATTGCAACTTCGGGCTTCCATTTGATCAGTTCATCAATCGGAAGCTTAGGAATATTGGG